AAAATATTTTCCGATATATGGTTCCATCAAACCAACAGAATTTAATCTTTCAGTTAAAAGTTCATTGTCTTTTAATTCAGTAAAATGATTATCAAAGATGAAATCATATTGAATATTTTCTTTCAAATCTTCCCAATCATCTAGGGTCATAATACCTTTAAGAACAAGTTGTGTTTTTAAAAGATCGTGAAATAATTCAGAGAATTTTTTACGGAGACGACCAACAAATTTAGCAAACTTAAGTTCGTCGCGAGTAATTTCAGATGATCTTCCGATTGTAAATGATGATTCTTGTTCCAGTCTTGACAGAGGAATGTTTAAAGACTTATAAAGTTTCTTCTGGAAATACTTAACATCTTCTAGTTCTCCAAGGTTCTGACCACCAGGCAGAGTTGTGATCTCAGTGCCACGACCACCTTCTCTACGAGGCAACCAGAAATCTTCAAGCATACTCATATGCTTACGGTCATCACGAACTTCACCTGTATTTGAATCGTATACCAACTTATTACGATAACGGTTCATAACCTCTTTTAGGTATTGTTCCGCTTTCATCTTAGGAAGATTTCCTACATCAATATAGAAAATACGGCGTTCTGGGGCACGAGACATTCTATAAATGACGAGTGAATCCTCAATCATTCTTAGTTGATTTACTGATTTAATTGCTTTGTGTAGGAAAGATAAAACACTATTTCTATTGTGATCCATCAAACCAGAACTTACAGCACATATTGCATCACTAGCAATCTTTAGTCCTTTTGCTTGAGATGCTTTATATCCATGAGGAAAGTACATATAGTATTCAAGTACTTCACCATAGTCAAATTTTTCACCTGAAGGTCCTCTTTCTACTTCTTCAAGAGTTGACTTCTTCTTTACAACTTCTCTTACTTTTTTAATTTTAAGTGCATCAATATATCTTAATTCTTTAATTCCTTCCTTAGGATTTTCAAAGTCAATCATTTTATGATAGTGCATTCTACCATCGATATACCAACGACGGAAAATATTATGACACTTTTTATCAAAATCCAATAACTTAAGAATGAGTCTAAATTCTTCTCTTACCTGCTTTTTAATCTTATCACCGACTTCTAGGTTAGAAAGCTCAATATTTACAGGAGCAAAATCCAGATCACTACTAATAGATTCATTGATAATGTCATCAATGGCATTATCGCACTCTGGATGAAGCGCAATCTCCCTATACTTTCTAATTAAATCAAAATCATTATTATTCTTAGGAATACCATCAAGGTCTACATACTGACCAAAGTAGGCACCAGCCGCAACTGTGGAGGTGCCTTCATCATTATTTGGAGGAGCGGGCGAATAAAGTTTTTCTTTCTTCTTGCGCTCCTCAATAGAGAACCCAAATAACTGAGTCATAGTATAAAGTCTAATCTTTCTCTATTATTTATCAAACCCCAGTATCGAGGCTTGCCTTAGAGACTTCATAGTAGTTATATTGGAATTCTACGGTGAACTCTTCAATCTGATCATTCGACTCATAAGAGAGATCGATTGCAGATAGTGAAGAAGGCCATGCATCATAGAATTTATATCCACGGATAACTTCCATACCATCACGACCCTGAGCAGTCATTGACTGAGGGGTCTTATTTGGTTTCTGTTGGTCTCTACCTAGTTGGAAGACCTCAAGGTCTACACAATAACCAGGATTGTCATCACCGAAACCGAGTTGTGATACGTTTTCAGTTAATGCATTAATACCCCTGGACCAAGTTTCAAACGCTTTACGGATACCGAACTGACCGTCATTTACAACGGTAACAGACCATGGTTCAAATGTTCTGTCTCCAGCAACCTTGAGCATTCTACCTCTGAAAGGAACATCGATTGTTCCGATCGTTGATGCAGGTAGTTGAGCAGTTTTTACTAGAAACTCTGCTCTTTCTGTGATAACGTTTGATGAATCTACTGACTCAATGTCAGCAACTGTATTTAACGTTGTTGGGAAGTTTAGACGAACCAAGAACAGATTGGGTCTTGCGCCGCCATTGATGAGTTTAGTCTTAAACTCTGAAATACCTCTTGCCATTTTTCTTTATCTCCTAGTGTATTTTAGCGAAAGAGTACGAATTAGTTTGTAAGTTCGTTGAACGAAACACCAGTTCTAGTGGCGACAAACGTGATAGTAATATAGTTAATTGTACGAGCTGGTTTGATGAAGATTTCAGCAACTAACTCATTTCTGTCAATAACATCTGGAGTATTGTTTGTTGTGTCACAAACAACTAGGAAATCATAGATACCTCTTCTACCTTGTACACCTCTTAAATAAGGTTCGATAGCAGATCTGAATCCAGATCTTGTGAGTTCGTCATTGATCTCGAACAGTTGATACTTAGAGAAGTTTGCAATATTCTTCTCAAGTTCAACAAAGAGTCTGCGAACGTTGATTCTGTCAAATGCAGAAGGAGATGCAAGAGCGGTTTTATCACCGAACAATACAATACCTTGACCTGGGAATGCAACAATAGGGTTGATTCTGTCAGTGTAAAGTCTATCTCTTTCTGCCTGCTTTGGACTATATGCAAGTTTTGTTGCATTACGTACTTGTCCTCTATTGTATCCAGCAGGAGAGAACCAAGTTTCTGAGTTATTGGATGTGGAAACACAAAGACCAGCAACATCAGCAGCACATGGTACATAACGATAAACATCATTATACTTATCGTAGATGTACTTGTAACCAGAGTCAAACATCGCATAAGAAGAACTTGGTAGAGTTCTGAAGAATCCGATTATATTATCGGTCTTAACTGATGATGAACTGGAGTTGACCACATCAGATCTTTCTGGTGAAGCAACTACAACACAATCTCTTCTACCTTCAGCAATTGCAATTAGTCTTGCAACCATTGTTGTGCTCATGTGACCAGGGACTAGGAAGTCGATGTCACCAAATAGTTCAGGATCTTCGATTAAATCATAACCAGAAACTAGACCTGCTTTAACTGCAGCTGCACCATTACCTGAATAGGTGTAGTCTGAACCAGATGCAAGATTCAAAGAACCAACTGAACCACCAGAGAACTGGAATAGTTTGAAAGTACTTCCTTGTACTGCACCGACGTTAACGTTAGTACCAGCAGTAGTTCCTGCAAGTGTTAACTGGTTAGCACCAGCATCACCGATTGGGTTTGTGTCACCAGGATAGATATATTCTGATCCATCTGCAACTACTGTCTTGTAGTAAGTAGCAGATCCTTCTGAACTCTTAGCATTAGATGCTTTGGAAACAAAAGCGAGTGTTTCTAGAATAGTACCAGGAACTCCAGATACCGAACCATTAACGTCTAGAACTGCGATATGCATTTCATCAAACTTACCACCTACAGAAGCTGCTGAAGCAGAAGTTCCAGGTTGTGGTGCAAGAGAAGACCACTTTCTGTTTGAAGCGAACTCTAGTTCACCATAAACATCGTTACTTGCAATTGCGGTTACAGTCTTGATGGTTGCATCACTTGCATCCTTAAGAACTTCGTTCCCAGAAAGTCTCTTAGTGGCGTTCCAAAGAGTAATTTCTAGTTGATTAGTACCAATTACCTTATAGACGTTACCTTCACCACCAGTCCACTTAACGTATGTTCCAGCAACAGGAAGTGCGGAACCAACACCATTTGCAACAACAGTGATATCTGTAGCACCTAAGTAAGCACCAACTCTTGGTAGAGTTAGTACATCGTCATCTGCGTATCCAGAACCACCACTTGTTAGTGTGATTGTAGCAGAACCATTTGCAGCGATTACAACCGAGAATTTAGCACCAGTTCCACCACCACCAGTAGCGGTGATTGAATATGTACCAGCGGTTCTTGATGCGGTTGCACCACCGTTTGCTGTTCCGTCAAAAGCAATTACTTCTCCAGCACCTTCGCTGACAGTAACTCTTTGGTCTGCACCATGATCGACTACAACAACTGATACAGCGTTGTTAAATGATCCTGCAGTTCTTGCTGCCCAAGTATAATCCTTGGTTATTGTTGACTCAAAGTCATCTTTGTTTTTAATTACTAGACTTGATGAAGAAGTCGGAGATCCAGATTGTTTGATGTTGGAATTTTTAAGACCAAGATCTGTGGCGCCAGTTGGTCTGATTACTGCTACGACAGCACCATATTGAATTAGGGTTGCAGCTGCAAACCATGACTCGTAGTTATTATTATTGGGGTTACCAAAAGTTTCTACAAGTTGTCTTTCACTCGAAACGTAAGTTACCTGATCGGTAGGACCACGCTCTGCGTCGATAGCAACAACACCAATATTCTGATCAGCTACTTGAACTGTAGCTGTAAAATCTACTTCTTTAACAAGTACTCCAGGTGAAGCTAATGTCATTTCTATACCTCTATGAGATTTTTTTCTCAAAACTATTTATTTATATCTACTTTTTAGTGGGGAACCAATGCATGAACACACTACCAGTCTGGATAGTTCCAAATTCCAACATCTAATTTTCTATTTCTGACAATTCTTTTCTTTGTACATCCCTTACATTCATATGAATATGATGATGGTATATCACCTCTATCTTTTCGTATAAGATAAAACCCATCCATAAGATCTTTTACTTCCCCACAAGTTCTACATTTCCTCTGTTGAAATAATAAATGTTCCAGAGAAATTTCTTCATCTAAATCCATTACTTATACTCCCACATATAGGACATGTCTCCATACTCGCCTGCTCTATTCCAAGTGTCACCCTGATCATCTATAAAAGTATCTTCTTCACTACCGTCTAATATAAACCCAAATGGTGCCATATCTTCTTCAATAGATTCTCTTTGATCTTCAAAAATTCTTTTCCTAACATCATCTGAAGTAAGTTCCCTGAAGTACTCTTGTACAGATAACCAGGCAAAAATAACCAAACACATAGCCAAGTCATCATTACATCCTTCTTCTGCTTCAAATGATTGTTTCTTCTGAATAAAAGTTGTCATTTCAGCAATAATTTCATAATCACTAATTAGTAATTTATCATCTTCAATTAATGCTTTAAGGTTTGAACATCCAGTTTTCTTAACTGTAGAGGTCATTTTAATACCTAACTGGGATTTATGAGAGAATCCTTGTCCGACAATCTGACCAGCACGTCCTCTCATAGCACACATTAGAAGATTATCATATTCAAGATCAAATTGCATAATATCAGCAACTTGTCCACCGATGTCATTTACCTCACATAAAACAAATGCATGGTTATAACTCATCGCCACTGGATGTATAATGTTGGGAAATAACAGTGGTTTAATAGTATTGTTCTTATATTTTGCAACAACTTTATATGGAATAGTTGTAATATCTACTACTACAAATGCTGAATAATCATTACTAACACCTCTAGACACATCAACTGTCATTACATATTCATGTTCTGGTATTGGTAATTGATATACATCTAACCCATTTTTTCTTTCTAATGGATCCTCATATACCATTGTTCTAAGCTTAGATGCTGCGATAAGAGTATCAACAGATCCAAGAAACTCGCACTCAAACTCCTGTGTAAACTGACGTTGTGATGTGTTAGCAATCGTCTGCTCCTTCCAGGCAGCGTCTCTACCAGGTACTTGA